CAAAATGACTAACGGTCAGTTTTGTCTGTGACACGAACAAATGACTAACGGTCAGTTTTCACCGCCGTCCGCGTCGCTCTGCTCCGCTCCGCGGACGGAACACGGAGAGTGCGCAACCACGGATATAACCCGCGGACGGAACACGGTGCAATACGTAACCATAACACAACACGCCACACGTGCACAAACTGACTAATAGTCATTTTCTATCATAAACTAAAGCCATAAAGCAACCTAAAAATATTTTCAAAAAACTTTGAAAAACCTATTGATATTTCACACAACATGTGTTAAGATATATACGTAATCAAGAAGAACACAAGTTGCAACGAAGTTTCAGACGATTACAAAAGAATATTTAAGAAAGGAAAAAGCTCCTTTCTGCGTAATTTCATTGTCAGTTTCCATACTCTCTCCATATTATCTATTGCAACAAATACTATTTGAAAGGACAAACAAAACTATGCTTACTAACACTATCATCAAATCTACCGACCTTAGCAAGATGGACAAATACAACGTCCTCAACTACTCCAATGGCGAGAACCTTGAAAAGGCTATCGAAGAATTCGGTAAACTCGTTCTCTCCTACCCGGACGCATGGGCAATGGTTAACACCGTGAACGACAACCCGAAACCCGGTCAGGATAAAGAGTACGACAAGCTTGTCATTATCGCAGACGGGGTTCTGTACCATACCGGCTCTCAGACGTTCATTCAGTCTTTCCTTGACATTGTTGGAACGTTTGACGAGTCCGACGGTATGGAAATCGAATGCTTCGCGAAGCCGTCACAGAACTACAAGGGTCGTAATTTCCTCGGTTGCCGCCCTGTAGCAAAGGCGGGTGACTAACATGAAATACATTCGTAGAACTGTTCAGACAACGACATATACATATACCGTAAACGAAAACGGTGTTGACTACCACTTTACGGACATGTGTGAGGGAGCTCCTACTCTTTACGCGCTTACCAAAAAGCTGCACAGAGAACACGACAACAAAGACACGGGGCGTGTCGTGACGCTTGTCAATATCGAATCTATAGAAGAAAACCGCTATGAAATGTCCGTCAAGGACTTTATCGAGAACGCGGAACTTGTAGATAGTATCAAATAAACAATAAGATTTCTCCTTTCCTTAACTGCCGCAATGCGGCTGTAAACCTCCGATTGAACCGATGACGAAAAAAAAAATTCGTCATCGGTTCTTTTTATCTTTACACTTTATTATACCACAACGGTATTATTTTGTCAATAGAAAAGAGGGCAAAACATGGCTAAAAAATCACAGAAAAAATTAACACCAAACCAAGCGGAATTTGGACGCTTGCTTAAAAACGCAAAACAGCGTTATAACCGATACTTGAAAAAGGGTTATAAATCTCAATATACAGCTAAAGATTTGTTTAGCGCTTTTGAACGTCCCGAAAGAATAACAAAGAAAATGCTTGATAAATTAAAGCAAGAACTGAAAGATATTACAGACAGCGTGTTATATGCAGAAGCACAGAACGGTGAAGCCATTCCGTTTGCAGACATACCTAAAGACGCAAGAGCGCAGTTTAACAAGTTAGGCTTTACACAATTTACGGTTACAAGTTCAACAGGTGTTGAAAGTAATATAATTATATCACTTAACAATGCACCTTTAGCGAACATAAACGAAGCCGACCTTGCGTTTTCTAATTTTGTTGAAGCTAATGCACGATGGGTAACAGACAAAAAGAAACACGCAGGAATGGAATACATATTGGACAATTTACGCGAAGAACGTAACCACCTGCAAAACCGCTACGGCACAAATGATGGTGACACTGTATTCGCGTACATGCTGAATGAAATCGGTGTTGCCGCCGGAACATTAACGTCACAAGAAGCGAACGACGTTAATGCGGCGGGTCGTTGGTTAGGTAACTTTTACGAACACCGCGAAGCAGGCGTAGAAGAAATGATGAAACTGAATGAAGCGTTTGGAGACGTGCAAGCATGAATTATTACGTATGTGATTTTGAGACAAGCGTATACGACGGGCAAACCGAAACGGAAGTCTGGGCGGCGGCATGTGTTAAAATACATACAGAAGATGTGCTAGTTGTAAACTCAATAGACAAATACTGGGAATGGATAGAACAGTTAAAGGGCAAAAACATTGTGTACTTTCACAATGGCGCTTTTGACTTTTCTTACATTCTCGACTATTTATTGAATCGCGATGACTACGCGCAAGCAACCTACACACCCGATGGCAAAGTCGAACACACTATGTTTTATGAAACAAACGACATGCAACCTAATACGTTTAAGTATAGTATATCTGATATGGGTCAATGGTATACGATGACTGTTAAAACCCATAGAAGTCTTATAGAGTTCCGCGATAGTTACAAGCTTATCCCCCTCTCCGTAGCAGACATGGGCAAAAGCTTTAATACCAAACATAGAAAGAGCACGATTGAATACAAGGGTGAACGTCATGCTGGGTACAATATTACTCCTGATGAAGAACACTATATCAAAAACGACGTGCTTGTTGTAAAAGAAGCTATCGAATTTATGTTTGCCGATGGTCACAAAAAATTGACTATCGGCGCGTGTTGCATGAGTGAATTTAAGTCCGGCTATAATCGTCATGTTTACGAAGACTTGTTTCCGAACCTCTATGACATTCCAATAGACCTCGAACGCTACGGCGCTACAAATGCAGATGAATACATACGCAAGGCATACCGTGGCGGGTGGTGTCACGTTGTACAGGGTAAACAATGCAAAGTACACAAAAACGGTTTGACACTTGATGTGAACTCTCTCTACCCGTCCATGATGCACAGTGATAGTGGCAACTATTACCCCGTTGGTAAACCCACTTTTTTCAGTGGTGCAGAGGGCTTAAAGGAAGTCGAAGCGGAACGACAGGAACGATTAAAGTTGCATAACCCTTTAGTCGGTCTGTATTACTATGTGCGTCTACGTTGTAGGTTTAGGCTTAAAGTCGGGTATCTTCCTTTTATTCAGTTAAAGAAAAACCTGCATTACAGACAAAATGAAAGCTTAACCACGTCGGATGTATGGGACGAAAACCAAAAGCGTTATGTGTCCGAATGGGTAGACCAATGTGGCAAAAAGCACGACACATATGTGACTATGACAATGACAATGACAGATTACGAACTGTTTAAAAAGCATTACATTGTAATAGACCCTGAAATATTGGACGGCTGTTATTTTGAAGCACAACAAGGCATCTACGACAAATACTTAAACAAATACCGTGAAATGAAAATTAACGCCCCTAACAAAGGAATTAGAACAGTGGCAAAATTATACAGTAATAACCTATACGGAAAACAAGCGGCATCTACAATCAGTTCTTACAAGGTTGCTATGCTTAAACCTAACGGCGTTGTAGGCTTCTTTACCGTCGCGGAAAACGAAAAAACACCGGGTTACATTGCATGTGGCGCGGCTATCACAAGTTACGCAAGAAACTTTACTATTACTGCCGCACAGCAGAATTACTACGGTGTCGATAACCCCGGATTTATCTATGCAGACACAGACAGCTTGCATCTCGATTTACCGTTAGACAAGATAAAAGGTGTCACACTACACCCGCGAAATTATTGTTGTTGGAAGAATGAAACAAACTGGGACGTCGGATTTTTCACGCGTCAGAAAACCTATATAGAACATGTAACACATGAGGACGGCGAACCGATTGAAAAACCCTATTACAATGTAACATGCGCAGGTGCAAACAAAACCGTTAAACAACTGTTTATACACTCTGTTGAACAGGACTACGACATGGAGAATAATCCGGAAAACTACACACCCGAAGAACTTGACTTTATCCGTGAACCTCATAGCATATCCGACTTTGTACCCGGCATTATGATACCGGGTAAACTTTCTCAAAAGCGCATTAAAGGTGGTGTTATCCTAGCTGATATGACATTTGAAATGCACTGAAAGTAAAATCCCTTAGAGCATGAAACTCTAAGGGATTTTGTTATTCTTAAACGCACGTCTACACAAAGGAATTGACCGTTCATAGCCTTGTCACGGCGGCATCTTTCAACCGTGTCATCCGTGCAGGTCGATGTGCAGAACGAACGCAGAATACAAGTTAGAATGAAAGTGCTTTTAGTATCGCTTCTTTCGCTTGCAGGTCTTTGAACCTCATGCAACCGTGTTCAAAGTAATAGCGAAGCTTTTGAATGAGAATAAAGTTACTTGATACCATAACATAATTTAATTTATGATCTGCGGTGTCCACTGTGATTTTAAGCGGATATTGATAATCAACGCTTTTGTCACAATACACTATACCCATATCGGGGTATTCTCGAACACCATAGTCAATACCTGCATAACGTATTGTAGCGACATACTTTCCGCGTCCCGTTGGCGTATCGACAAATGACAAATCATCCTGTAAATACACACCCTCTGCGCTGTACGCGATATAATCACTTGACCCAAACGCACGGTTAAAAGCACTTGACTTTAACGCTTTCGCCGCCGTTTCGTTGTAACCCTGTTCAAGAACAAAGCCGTCACCACGCAAGAAATGCGTGTCTTTTTGAAGTCGGGTTGAAATATCCATTGCAACATAATACGGGTTAAGTATCGTTACAGGGTTTGATATCATATACACAGGAACATATCGAGACTGCTTACTACGTCCACGTGCAATAGAGTTGTGAATTGAAATAAACTTTTCAACCTCTTTGTCGCAGTAGTGGTTCTGTTCGGACTGGAATTCGTCGAATATAATGTTATCAATATCGCTAAATAAATGGGAATTGCGCTTTAGTTGATCAGCGGAATTTATGGAAATAGCATATCCGCATGGTTCTTCATTTAGATACAACTCTTGATATATGCCTTTCATCTTCTTTGCGGCGGTCATGTCGTATTCGGGGAAGAAGAGTTCTTTGATATCCTTGAAGAACTTCTCGTCACACCCGTCCAACTCATAGTTAAAACGATACAGCAACGCGAACTTTGCACCGCGTTTAATAAACCTGTTTACCACAAGCCTATTAAAATATGTAGTTTTACCCGCGCTACGGTTAGAGGTACACATGAACACCTCGGGTGTTTTGCCGTTTATATCCTTTAATGACAATAGCTTTGTTCCGTCGTAATAATTCGATTTTGGCATTATATTTCAACTCCGCGTATTATTTTCTAAATAAATTATACCACAAGTATATTGACAAGTCAACACCCTTGTGCTATACTATAAGTATAAAAGGTGGTAAATACAACAGAAAGGATTGAAACTTTATGGACGTAACCGCTATTGTGCAGATTATTTCTTCTTTAGGTTTCCCCATTGCCGTTTGTTTGATATGCTTTTGGTATATCAACAAACTCGAGGAAACACACCGCAACGAAGTGCAGAATCTAACCGACGCGCTCAACAATAACACGCTCATCATGCAAAAGCTTTGCGATAAGATGGGCGTTCAGAAAGAGGGTGAGGACTAATGGTAAGCGGAGGCGGAGGAGGCGCTATTGAAAGCTTTACAATATACAGTATTCAGCGGTCATACATTATTAAACCCGTGTTTTATCCGGATAAACTCATTTTTACATGCGATGAGCGGATAGATATTCCAACGATTGAGCCCTTAACATACGTTGACCCCGTTGTTTATCAGGGTCATCTTCGACATGTTGTTCCCTGCATAGAGATAAAGGGAGCAGACTTTGACCTCGACGGCATTAACTTGACGTTTGAGACAAACGAAGGCGTAACCGTTTTACCTGTTAAAATTGCGTCCGGGACGCATAACCCTTTGGAAAATCCGTATCTAGATAATAGATATGTATTAGTCCTTCCTAGAGGGACGACGGGTATAAAAACATGCAAAACCACCGTACCCGAAAATGACGAAGAAGTCCATAATAATTTTACATTCGGTATCATGCCCCCGCCGTATAATTACGATAACGCGTTATTCGGATACCTTTCTTACCGGGCGGCATATAACAGTGACAGGATTGACCTTTTAAAGCTTACAACAACAACGCCGACTTTCGCGTCCAAAAGTTTACCTAAAGGTGCAGGGAAACAAACTATAAATATAGAAAACGGTGTACTATTTTACAATACGTCGTTTAGTTACCCTTTATCACCAGAATCAACAACACACAATCCTAAAATAACACTCCACGGTGCCGGACGTGACCAGGTTTACACCCTATCACTTAATAAAACCATAAACACTGTATCAATCGACTTATTTACAGGTATGATAACAGTATATGCCGGTGTTACAGGCGAAATTATGCAACAATTCAAGTTAGCTCTTCCTTATAAAGGTTTTGAAACACTAAGTTTTGAAGACTTCGATGATATCGATGATTCTGTTTTACGTGTAAGTGCAAAGGGGGCGCGTGTTGAATGAGTAAAATCTTTTCAAAAGGCATCGACATTTCTGAACATCAAGGCACAGTTAACTTTAACAAGCTGAAAGCGTCTGGCATTGATTTTGTTCTTATCCGCGCCGGTTACGGCAGTGCGAACCGGTACCCGGAACAGTACGACGCAAGATTTGAGGAATACTACAAAAAAGCGAAAGCCGCAGGACTCGGCGTGGGTGCATATTGGTACAGCTACGCAGAGAACGCCGACATGGCGGCAGACGAAGCCGCAAGCTTTATCAAAGCTTTAAAAGGTAAACAGTTTGATTACCCGGTGTATATTGACCTTGAGGAAGACGAAATAGCAAAGCGGCTCGGTAAATCAAAATACAGTGACATCGTGGCTAAAATCCTTAGCACAGTGGAAAACAACGGCTATTGGGTAGGCATTTACGCGTCCTTGTACTACCTCTCAAACATGCTCGACATGTCGAAACTATCCCGCTACGCCGTTTGGTGTGCGCAGTGGAACGACGTTTGTCAGTATGAAAACGCGGGTATCTGGCAGTATACAAACAGTCATACCGTAAACGGTGTCTCGGGTAAAGTGGACGCGGACTACGCGTATTACGATTACCCGTCACAGATTAAAGCTAAGGGCTTAAACGGCTACAAAAAGAAAAGTGACAACAAGGATTTAATCCGAACGAAGCTTGAACAGATTGAAGTTCTTGCAAACGAGATTGAAAGCTTAATTTAACATGGCAACCTATAAGCAGTGTATCACAGACCAAAAGACAATCTACGAAAGTGCGGGCTACCCGTACTACGACGGCGGCGGCGAACATGGCGGCATTGATACCGTGCATGATAACCACAAAGCATATGCGCCTTTAGCCGGAAAGGTTGTATGGGCGCAGGTGTGGGACGGCAGTACCATAACAGGAAACATGTCATGGGGCAACATGATACTTGTTGAGTTTGAACCAAACAAGTATTGGCTTGCCGCGCACTTTGCGTCACAAATTTGGTCAGAGGGTGACAGCATTGCACAGGGGCAATTTATCGGCACGCAAGGCGAAACAGGTAACGTAACCGGTGTACATACCCATTGGGAATACTGGAACGGCGGGCAAACAACGGCTTACCGTGAAGACCCGTCCTCTATCTTGCGTATACCGAACGGTGTAGGCACGTATAATGTTACGTGGGACGCAAGCACGCCGCAACCGAAACCACCTTTACCCGACGCGACATGGCACGCAAAAAACTTGTACGGTTACTCCCGTGAGAGTTCAGAAGCGAAAGACAACGCGATTATGATTTACAAGGCTTTAGTGCAGTCACTCGGGTGGACATTAAACGCCGTTTCTGCCGTACTTGGAAACATGGAATGGGAGAGCGGGTACAATCCGTGGCGGTGGGGTTGGGATGAACCTCTACCGTCGACGGATTATAGAAAGGACGACATTGGTTATGGTTTGGTACAGTTTACTCCACCTCAAAAGTATATTGATGCAGATATTGCAAAGTCGTCCCCCGGGTACGCGCCACACTTTAGCGATGTGATGGGCAGTCCCGACGACGGTACAGCGCAATGTTACTTTTTGAGTAACGCTACAAATTTATGGTATCCGGTTAGTCCGTACAATATGAGTTATTCCGAATTTAAGGCATCGACGGAAAGTCCCGAATACCTTGCGAGTGTATTTTTGGACACTTACGAACGCCCAGCCTACCCCGAAGAAACCCGCGCAGACCGCGAAAAGGCTGCGAGATATTGGTATAACTACCTTGTACAATATGACCCTGATACCCCGCCAACACCACCCACACCAACGAAACGAAAATCCATGCCTATATGGATGATGTGTCTTGGCTACAGAAAGAGAATGATTTAAAATGGCAGTAAAAAATCTTGAACAGTTTAAAGAAATGTTTGCGTCGGGTGACTTTACACCTGATAGAATGTTAGAAATCGCTGAAGACGTTGCGGACACGTTTAATGATTTTAGCACCAGACTAACCGCGGCGGAAGAAGCAACAGCAAAAAAGGATAAAGAATGGCGTGAAAAATATACAAGCCGTTTCTTTGAGGGGAAGTCGGGAACCGGTAAGCCCGACGAACCTGAAGATGCTACCGAACGTGCAGAACATATCACGTTCAATGATTTATTCAAATAAGAAAGGATGATTTTCAATGGCAACTAAGCCGAAAGTAAGAACCCTTACAAACAGTTCCGCAGACGTGTTGAACGCAATCCGCAATTCTGCGTCTGTGAATTACCGTAACTATGTGCCTGTTGTGACCCCGGATGCAGACAGCATCCGCGAAATCGGCGCAATCATCATGGACATGCCCGCGCTACAGAATGAGTTTCTTTCCGCGCTCGTGAACCGTATCGGCAAGGTCATTATCACTTCTAAGTCCTACTCTAACCCGTGGGCAATGTTTAAGAAAGGTTTCCTTGACTTTGGCGAAACGGTCGAAGAAGTGTTCGTGGCTATGGCGCGACCGTTCCAGTATGACCCGGCGGTTGCGGAAAAAGAACTCTTTAAGCGTGAAATCCCGGACGTGCAGTCCGCGTTCCATGTCATGAACTTCCAGAAGTTCTACAAGACTACGACCGAAGAACAGGATTTGCGCCTTGCGTTCCTCTCCGAAGACGGCGTGTATAATCTCGTTTCGAAGATTACGGAACAGCTGTACACCGCTATGGAAAATGACGAATTCCAGGTCATGAAGTATATGCTTGCGCGTAACCTCTCTCGTGGTCAGATCAGCGTCCAGACAATCAACACCAGCAATATCGATGACGCAACTGTTGCAATGCGTAAAGCGTCCAACGACCTGCTGTTTATGTCGAACGAATATAATCTTGCGGGCGTGACTACGCACACTCTGCGTGATGATCAGTATATCATCATCAACACTGCATTCGACGCAACCCAGAGCGTCAAGAACCTCGCCCGTGCATTCAACATGAGCGAAGCCGAACTGCTCGGTCATACTGTGCTTGTCGATGGTTTCGGCAAGCTGGACGTAAGGCGCCTTGATGAACTCTTTGAGGGTGACCCGAACTACTATGAGTACAGCCAGGATGAACTGGAAGCTCTCAACGAAATTCCTGCTATTCTCGTTGACCGTGACTATTTCGTGATTTACGATAAGCTTCAGCAGTTCCGCGACCTTGAGAACGTACAGGGTCTTTACTGGAACCATTATCTTCATGTATGGAAGCTGTTTAGCGTGTCCCCGTTCGCGAATGCTATCGCGTTTATTCCGGGCACTCCGACTGTTACGGGCGTTACAGTGTCCCCGGAAGATGCAACTGTTTCCGCAGGTCAGGTGCTTACCCTTACTGCAAAAGTTGCAACAACCAACTTTGCACCGCAGGCAGTTACGTGGTCGAGTGATAATCCGCTTGTTACCGTCTCCGCGTCTGGCGTGGTTAAGGTTGACCCGACTGCAAGCGGCGTGGCAAACATTAAAGCAACGTCTAAGTTCGATACCACAAAGAGCGGAACTTGCGTAATTACTGCACAGTAATCTAATTCAATGTAAGTCAAAACCCTCTGGAAACAGAGGGTTAAGACTTATTAAAGGAGTATACAATATTATGTATATCGTTCCAAACAGCACTGTATTTATTTTACAGGGTATTCCGATAAATAACAACTATCGACATACTATCTACTTCGAGAGCGCAAACGCACAGTACGCATATTTTCGCAAGCACGTAAAAAAGACGTTTACGGGCGTGTCGTATCAGCGTGAAAAACGTGGGTGGATGCGCGTAGAGTGTTCAGCGGACGAATTGTATAACTGCAACTATCTGATGTATCAAAACACCGCTTATAATAACAAGTGGTTTTATGCGTTTATTGACAGCGTGGAGTTTGTCAATAACGTCACATGTGAAGTAACATTTACCCTTGATGTTATGCAAACATGGTTTTTTGATTACACGTTACAAGCGTGTTTTGTAGAGCGTGAACACAGCGCGTCGGATGCATATTTTGCAAACACTATTGCCGAAAATATCGGTTTTGGCGAGCTTGTTTGTATAAAAACTCTAAACGCTTTACAGTCGCAAGGCTTTAACGACAGTTACGCCGCCGTTATTACGTCCACTTCGTATTCTTCTGACAGCACACCCCCTACAAAACTTTATGGACGTTTTTGCCCTGTGTTTGGATATATCGGCACAACTGACGAAATGCGCGAACTTATCACTGAGTTTGTTAGCTCAGGAAAAGAAAGCGCGATACTTTCTACGTATATTGTACCTAAACTTTTTTCAATCGGATCGGGAAACACGCATGAAATGCCTAACGACGTTATAGAGTTGGTAGTGCCTTTTGAAGTGACCCTAAATAAAATCGGTACATATACGCCGCGAAACAAAAAACTTTTATGTTACCCGTATAACTCTATATGGATAAGCAACAACACAGGCACAATCAACGAGTACCGCCCCGAAGACTTTGCACACCAATTTAACGACGTAAAAACAAAAGATACCGTTGGCTTTATCATTAACGCTACCGGAGTGACCGCGCCTTGTATGACGATTTATCCCGCGAATTATCGTAATAAAGACGATAACTACGACGTTGGAACCTCATTCGCGGCATTCCCGCCAGTGCCTTTCACGGGTGACGTTTACGCGGCGTACATGGCGCAAAACCGTAACAGCATTTTGGCATCGGTCGAAAACAACCTTGTCGGAATCGGCGTAAACACAGCTATGTCAATGATAGGATCAGTTGCGACGGCTAACCCACTCGGCGTTATTACCGCAGGTGTTCAGGGGCTAACTCAGGGGTTAACAAGCATTTATACAGATATAAATTCTTTGGCGGCAAAACAGGCAGATATGCAAAACATTCCCCCGAACGCACACAATCTGGTGCAGAGCGACAACCTAAATGCTTCTATTGGTAAACTTGATTTCACGATTATGCAAATGCAGGTTAAGCCCGAGTATGCAAAAATGATTGACGATTATTTTGACTTTTTTGGTTATGCTTGCAATCATGTTAAAGTGCCTAACCGTAATGTTAGACCCCATTGGACGTTCACAAAAACACAAGGATGCACAATCAACGCAAACTGCCCCGGCGATGATGAGGATATGATTTGCAAAATTTATGATAATGGCATTACATTCTGGAAAAACGGTGATGAAGTCGGTGACTATACGCTCGACAATTCAATTTAAAAGAGGTGATATAAATGGCAAGTAGTTTGAGGGCAAAGCATTACGGCGGCACGCAAGACCGCATGTTTTGGAGCACAGCTTTTGAAAACCGACTTAATAACGATTTGTACCTTGCAAGGCTCGTTGAACTTTCCGCGTCCATGTTTGACTGGACAGGACTCCCGGAAACATGTGATGTCCGAACACTCGAACTTGCACTACTGGGTAACGGACGCGCAGTGTTCTTTAAGGATGACGCGCTTGACATGTACATGACGTTACCTGTAAACGTCAGCACAAGCGGCTACGACGTGTACGGACAGCCGTTACAGTTTACCGCACGTAGCTTGTATAACAATTACAGATACCCGTTAACGCAGGAAACAGGCGTGATGATTTACAACAATTATCTCCGAACGCCGTCCCTGATGCAGTTAGTATCATTCGCGGACAGGCTAGGAAAGATTGATGAAATCATAGACATAAACATAAATGCTCAGAAAACCCCAATTTTGATTTTAGCCGATGAAAGCAAACGTCTGACGATGAAAAACTTGTATATGAAATATGACGGAAATCAGCCGTTCATATTTGGTGACAAGAACCTGTCTATCAATGACTTTACAGTGTTAAAGACAGACGCGCCGTATGTCGCTGATAAATTGTATGAAATCAAAACGCAGATTTTTAACGAAGCTTTAACGTATCTTGGTATTTCAAACACGTCCTTGCAGAAAAAAGAGCGCTTGATTACCGATGAAGTGTCACGAAACATGGGCGGCACTATCGCGGCAAGATATAACCGTTTAAATGAACGGCAAAAAGCGTGTGAAAAAATCAATAGTCTATTTAATCTGAATGTATGGTGTGAATACAAAGAAGATTATGACGACCGTTTGATTTTGGAAGATGCAGAAGACGTGATGTATCAGAAACAAACCAAAGAAAAGGAAAGAAGGGAAGAAAACAATGAGTAAATTTACAACAGAAGTCCGTTGGATTTGCGAAAGTTTTGTTCCTGAACTGAACTGGCAAGGTGAGTATGAGCACAGCGGCTATGGGGACGTTGAGAAAGCTTTGCAAGCAGGATATGAACACATTTTCGATTTTGATTTTCCTATCTGGAAAGAAAGTTATCGTGAACATCTGTGCAAACTTATCCTGCTCCACTATTACACGCGTGAAATAGCGTATGAAACGTATGCGCTATGGAAACTGCATCTTCGGGAACGGCTCGTAGCGATTATGCCGAAGTATAACATGCTGTACAAGCAAGAGGCTCTTGCAAACCCGTTTGATAATATCAAACACACGACGGTAGGCGAAGATACTACGCACACCACCGATAACGGCACGTCACACGGCGAAAGTCAGAGTACAGGTTGGAATAAGTTCAACGAAACGCCGCAGGGTGGTATTGAGGGGTTAGACACAGACAAGTATCTAACAAGTGCGACAAAGACAACAAGCGAATCTTCAACCGACGGCACAGCACAGAGCACACAGGACGGTAAACGCAACACAGAGTACACGTATACAGGTCGTAGCACTGGAGACGCGTATTACTCCGAAATGACGAAAATGTATAAAAATTACGAAAGTGTTGACAACATGGTATTGCACGAACTGGAAGACCTGTTCTTCGGTTTGTGGGAATAAAGAAAGGTGGTAAAGTATGCCGAACGATAACAATTTCACACCCGCTAACTTTGACCCGATTTTAAAAAAGTACGACGGCATTCCGTATCTGCGCTTTTGGTGTCAGAAAGTTCTTCCTGCTGTCTATGACCAGAGTTTGAGTTATTATGAAGTGCTGTGTAAACTTGCGGCGTTCCTTAACAAAATGCTTGAGGAACTCGAAAAGATGCAGGATAACATTGACGCTTTGCATAAAGCGTACAAAGACCTGCAAGACTGGGTTAACGCTGAAATCGCAAGGTTTGAAGCACACATGGAACAGCACTTCGACGACCTTACGCAGGAACTCTGGAACAGATTCGAAGAGTATAAAAATAATACAAACACTACCTTACAGCAGTGGTTTAATAACTACGCTACAAATACCACAAATAATTTAAACAAAAAGTTTAACGATTTTGTAACCAATGCAAACACGCGCATTGACCAGATGTTTAACACGTACACATCGAGTACGAATAACGACTTCAACACGTGGAAAACTGATTTTACAAACCAATATAACCAGTGGAAAGACGAAGTTAACGGACAGATTAGCAACATAAACTCCAATATCAGCTCTTTAACCACGCGCGTTACCACGTTGGAAAACATGGTTAAAAAATACCCTAACTTTAACTATAAGTCATTCACCATGACGGGTACAAAATATTATAAAAAAGTTATGGTAGACATGCTTTCTTTCCCCTCTGCCGGTGACAATGCTATTATTTGCTATGGTGTATGCCGTGTGTTCGGGCAGGATAGTTCTGTTTCTGTGTCGGGTAACTGGCGTGAGCGGTTTACAATGTCGCTGGATGCAAAGCGTCAAATTTCGTCCCTGCTCGGGGCTACTACTCAAAACTGTTTAAAGTTTGAGTTGATGCCGCGAACATCTTATGTTTCTGACAGTGGTGACGCAAATAATGGCGCGCCTACCAATGACAAACTCATTTCAGGCTTGCTTTGGGTTCCGGGTCCGGGAACAGGTGATTCTGTTCTCAATGCGCAGCTGTTTTTCAAAAATAACGGTTCCGTCGGTTTCGTTTCGGATAACTCCATGTTATTCTCTGCTATCGCCACACAGCAGGTTAACCCACCTGCATGGGCTACAAACTCCGGTGAGTGGACGTTGTAGATAATATAATAACAAAGGCTCGAGTACCGTAGTGGTATTCGAGCCTTGCGTTATTTGTGTTCGTTCTTGACTTCACAGTATTTTTGTATAATCAGCTTTTCGGCTTGTTTTAACGCGCTTGCTTGATAATCAAGCCACGTGCCAAACCCTACGGGCTGCTTTGCACCGGCGTGCAAACGCTTTAGCGTTGTAGGGCTGCATGTGCGCCCTGCTATGCTGTAGCTGTCTGCAAGCGCCTTGCCGCAATAGCTGTATTCAATCCAGTTTAGACAACCGTCGAGCAGTTCGGTGTGGAGTTCGGACAATGTGTCCGGGGCTTCTGCGTCGCCTAATCGGTTTAAAATGTCTATTGCGTATAGCTTTACGGCGCTTCGGTATGCACCGCGCGGGGTTGTTTCATTTACTTTCTTGCGTATCTCGATGTAATTCAAGTGTTTCACGCTCCTTTATCTTTTTCCATATGTATTGTCTTGCGTTA